TTTACTCATATATCTTTTTGTATTTTTAGATAAATATTACGCCTCTAAACTAACTTCAGCATATTCAAAAGATAAATTTTTTGATGAAAAAATGTCAGTTAATGATAAAAGTAAGTTTTTTAGGTGTGGTCTTACATCCACGGTATATCTTATTTTTGGTGGGTAGATTTTTGCGTCGATTTGTCTATGACAAATTGTCACGTCACCTTGTTTGATGAAGACGTTAAAATACTCAGGACCTTCAGTATACGATGTGTCCATAACCGCAGGATTGTTTACAATCTCATACATATTATCTAACATATATGTAACTGTTTTCATTTTTAATTGACGTTCTAAATCGTATTTGAAATCTTTAATTAAGTCGTATAAGTCAACTGAACTTTTAGCCTTTGGGTTAAAATCTTTCACGTTAAAAAAACGTTGTACGATGATGTTATCGTTAACCATCATTAAAAACTCTAATTTCGTTGATTCGTTTTGCTCTTTCATAATTTTACTTTTTAAACTTTCGTTTTTCTTTTCTTGTTAATTTTAAAAAGGGTGTTAAAAAATTCACCCAAGAATTATCATTTTTTGGTAGGAACTTGAAGAATCCATCTTCCATCATCATTTTGATTACGTTCCTGTGACCTCGACCGTCAGGGTCTAAAGTCTCTGAGTAATACTCGTTAACTACGTTTTTTCCATCTTCACTAATTAAGGGGTTAGACAAATCTACTATTTTTTGATTAATAACATAATATTCATCACCAAATACGCCATTTTTTGTTTTTCCTGATAAAAGATTTTGTAATACTTTGTTGTCTTTATCATTCTTATGTAATTCCTCAGCCTTTGTTAAAATATCGGTTAAATTAACTTCATCTTCAAGTAGCTCAGGAAAAAATTTAACTAATGTTTTCTCACCCAACAATTGAATTCCCGTGATATTATCTGATTTATCACCAACTAATATTTTACACACTTTAATATTGTAGTGAGGTAATTCAATATCTTTTAATTGGATTTTATCCCCCTTCTTATAAAATTGTTTTTTATCGGGTAGATAAATTTGAACGTCATCAGAAATTAATTGGGTTAAATCTCTATCACCTGAGAATATTGTTTTATTCTCATCTGTTGATATTTGACAATAATAAGCGATTAAGTCATCAGCTTCATTACCATCAATAACAACTTGACGAATAAATAGTTCCTCAAGATACTGTTTAACACGTTCTTTCTGTTCCAATAATGAACTCTCAACGTGTTCCAATAATACTTTTTTACGATTTTCTTTGTATTGGGGATACAATATTTTTCTCGCTGATGAGTTACCATCACCATCCCAAAAGACAACTACTTTGTCGAAATTTTCATTTAAGATAAACTTACGTAATGTGTCGATAAAATACCACACACCACCTATATGTTTTCCGGAGTGAAAGAAATCCTTCACTCCGTGAAAACCAATTTTAATTAGGTTGTTTCCGTCAACCAATAATGTTTTAGTCATTTAATACCTATTAAAGGTTCTACACTAATCTTCGAATTCTTCTTCCTCTGTTGGAACAAATACCTCACTAAGTTTAAAGTCACCCTCACCACCTAATTTCTTATTCCAATAATCGGAAAATTCTTTTTTGTATTTCTCAATCGCAGATTTATCATCTTTGATATAACCTTGAGGAACCGCTAATATCTTACCATCTTTATATGATAATCCATTTACGTGGTTCTTCAATATTGAGATTTTTGTTCTTGTCGCATAAACAACTGTTCTACCGTTTTTAGTTGCGGTAATGTGGTTAATACCGGCTTTCTTCTGATTACCGAATAAGAATACCAATGATGACGCCAACCAAATCGCCTCACCACCTTTAGCTTTAATCTCAGGTTGTCCAAATGGATTATCAGGTAATTCAACCCAAGGTTGGTTAATAACAACCATACTTGCCCAATATGGAACATCTTCTTTTTTGGTTTTAGATATTCTTGCGGAGATACCCATACCAATTTTATCAGCAAAAGTCGCAGCGTTATGTTGTTTACCACCTTTACCGTCAAAGGTCATTTTACAAGGTATTGAACCAACAGAATCCCATAAGAATAAAATGTTGTAAGGAATTTCACCTTTGTCTTGAGCGTCCAAGATTTGATTAATGAAATCAGTTGCTTGTTCAATGTAATCAAAACTATCATTGAAGATAAAGTTACCATCCCATTCACCCTCTGAGTTTTGTTCAGCCTGAAGACCTAATTCAACAGCGTGTTCCCAATTCCATTTCCTTTCAGTGATAATGAAAACAGGTAAATCACCTTGTTTTTGAGCGTCAGCCGCAGCCAAAATCATCGCAGTTGTTTTAGATGAGTTTGAGTGACCTAAGAACATATTAATGTGTCCTTTACTTGGACCAGGTAAACCACAAGCGTCAGCAAACTCGTCACCACAATTATAAAAACTATCAGATTTATATTTTGTTTTTGTTGAGAACTTACCTTTAATCGAATCTAACGAAAATTCTTTTTTCTTTAATGCCATATGTATTTTAATTTAAATAAAAGATAAAAAAAGGTAGTGACTTTGTAAATCACTACCTATCTATAGGTTAGGTTAGAATGGTAAATCTTCGTCGATTTCATCATTAACTTGTGGGTCAGCATAAACTTCAGTTTTTGCTTTAGAACCACCAAATGATTCTTCACTCTCAGTTGAATCACCATAAGTATATTTACCCAATTCAGTATTCCATTTCGGAGTTTCACCACGAGCGATTGCTTCAAGATACTCAACAGGTTTTTTAGAGTAAACGTCTCTCCAAGTTAACTCATCGTTAGCCCAAGATTTTTTTGTTTCCTCATCTTCGTGTAAAGGTGCTGGGTCATCATACATAATTGTTTGAATAACGGTGTACTCTTTACCTTTAGGAGTTTTAGCTTTAGTCAATTCAAGGATTAAATCACGACCTTTTTCAGAATCAGTAACATCACCCTTATTTCTCCAAATAGGAATGATTTTATCTAAAATCCCTTCATTTTTATAGTTGTGTTTGAAACGCCAGAATTTAGGACCATCTTGTTCGTTATCACGGTCGATAACTTTAACGATGTAGAACTTACGAGATTTATATTCTGAAGCCAATTTTTTATCACCTTCAATTAATAATTCTTCATACACCTCATTTAACGGTGAACGTTCATTATCCATCGCTGGGTCGTATAATTTAATATACTTACCATCAATCAACATTTCGTGAAACATTGCCTCTTTAAAAGGTGAGGAACCGTCTGTCGTTGGTAGAATTCTAAGTCTTTTTTGACCTTGTTTCTCATTATCACCTAAGATAGCCGCGAAGTATCTTTTCATTCTGTCTTCTTGAGACATTTTTGGGGTAAAGTTACCCGTTTGTTGTGCTTTCTCGTACTGAGCTAACACTGCATCTAAACTGTTTGTCGCCATAAATTTTAATTTATATTATTTGTTTATTTAATTATAAGCCCGCCTTTTTGTATTGTCAAATCGTAAGGAAAAAAAACTTGTTTTTTTAGGACAAGTTTTTTTCTCTTACTTATGTATTAATATTTTGTTTTAAAAACACTATCTTCTTCACCGTCTCCGTTAAAATCACTAAATGTTTTTTGTATTTCTTTCGGTGAAAAATCTTCAACATCATCTTTAGTTAAGATATATTCATCTCTACCTAATTTTTCAAAATCCTCTTCCTTATCTTCAAAATATTGAGATAATTTTTGATTAAATGGGCCTGAATCTAAAGTTCTAAGTTCCATTTTTTCTTCAGGTGATTTTTGTCTGTATTTCTCAACTTTTGCTTCTAAACTATTTAATTGGTTAACGATATTATCCATTTCACCTAATTTACTTTCCAAATTTTCTAAATGAGAGAATAATTGTTGGAAGTATTCTTCTTGTTTCTCCTCAACATTCTTTTGACTATTAACTAATTCAGTAACGTCCAATTCTTTTTTATCCTCACTTTTTTCACCTTCACCATCAACTTTCTCAACATCAGGGTCATTTTCAATATCCACAGGTTGAGGTACATCACCCGTCGGTGCCGCAGGGGCTGGTGGTGCTCCCGCCGCTAATGGGTCCGCAGGTGGTGCTCCCGCCGCTAATGGGTCCGCAGGTGGTGCTCCCGCAGCTAATGGGTCTTCAGCTGGTGGTGGAGGTAACTCTTGTTCGTTAATATATCTATTAATCGAATTAAATCGTGTAATCTCTTCTAATATTTTTTTATCTACGCTCATTTTTACCCGTTTAATAATTGTTTAACTCCATTATGTGTTTCCACTTGAACTCTTCTATTAGTAGCCATTGTATTATCAACTCTCTCAATAAGTCCGTCTTTCATTCTAATTGTATAACAATCACCTGTTTCTAAATCACAAACTTGTTTAAATCCGTTACCGGCATCCTTTTCAGTATATTTGGTATTCTTACCCAAATAATTATCTAATATTAATTTTGTATTCATAACTTTTCGTTTATTAATAAATATCTTTCACTATGAAAAAATTATAATGTAAATGTTATTGGATAACTTTTATATATATCAGTTCTTGTATTATCAGGTGAACCATCAGATTTAATTGGTGAAGTATAAATATGAAGTTTAAATTTATAAGAACCTTTAGATTCTTTTCCCGGCACATTTAAACATTCAACCTCACTTAATATATTTTCCAACTCTATTTTAAATGTTTGTTTATTACTTGATATGTAATTACTTGTGAATTTTTGATAAGTACCTCTACCACCTGCACAATCAGCATCAATGTCATAATCATATTCAACATTCCAAATTTGTCTTGGTCCATCAATTTTTGGGTCAACAGTTATTGTTAAACTTTCAAATATTGGTGGTATTGTCATTGCGTAAGTATAATTGTCAACTAATGGATTTAGTTTTGGTGGTGGTGGTGTGATATTACCCGAAGTTGGATTAAATAGTTTTTTTGAATCCTCAACTTTAGTTTGAATATTTAATAATTGTGTCTTATCCATCTGACTATATACCGTCTCAGGTGTGTCATTACCCTCATTTAATATTATAAATTTAGCAATTTCTTCTTTTGAGTTATCCTTAACAGTAACCATTCGTCCCTTATATCTATCAATTAAAAAATCAATATTATTATCTAAACTACTGAATACCATAAATGGTTGTGATATTAAATTAATTGTTTTACAGAAAAATTTAGTACTCGGTGTACTAGACCATTTATTCATTAATGTAATATTTGTAAAGTTATTCTCATATGACTTAAATGATGTTCCATTATATGATGACAAATATAACGATGCGAAAATCACATATTTTAATTTATCATCATCAGTTATATTCTTATTAAGAATCCTTGAAACCACCTTAGTCTGAACATCTTTAACGGTTACCGATATCTCCGTCGGACTATCCACGGGTGTATATTTTTTATAATCAGCATATAGAATTTCTTTACAACTATCAGTTACATCAATTTTATTTTGAACCGACATCATATTTTCTGTCTGTACTTGTAAATTTTGATTAGTTCCTGTTGTATTCGCAAGATTTGATGTTGTACTTGTTTGTTTTTGAGCATCAACAACTGATTTTAATAAACTAGTTTTTAATGTTTGTATAAAATCATCAATCTTTAACACAGATGCCGTTGGTTGTCTAATACCTTCAATAGTTGTTTCAAAAATACCAGGTCCGATAACGTGACTCACTTGTGTAATCATATAAGGTCCGTGAAACATCGGAACATATCTTAAATTAAAATACATCGTAGGTTGAATTAAAGCGTTACCCATCATAGAAACCGTACAAGTATAACTTCTGTTTTTATAAATGTTATACAATGAAATACTCTGTGTTGCCGAGTTTTTACCTGAACTCATATTCGCCATCATATTTTCAACCTCAAGAGATTCCGCAGTCGCAGTTCCTGATTCTTGACCCACACTAAAATTAAAAAATATTGATTGATTTTCAGGCCCAATATCAACATTAAACCCAACAACTCTATTTGATGTCGCCCAATCTTCTTTATTTTTTTGGTCTTCTAATAATGGATTGTCGGACGCTTTAGTAATGTCAAAGGCATCATCCCTAAATTTAAAGTCAACATTTTTAATCGCTAAATACTCACTAGATTTACCAGCGTAAGTACAAACCATCTTAGCCGATGATTGTCTAACATCAACATTTAAAAATGTACCAAATAAAGTGTTCGCAAATTCTAATGTTCCTTCTAATTTTGGCGTTGGTTTTTTTACAACTTCTTGTACGTTATAGAAATTCACATATGATGGTAAGTTCATCACAACGAAATTATTCTCAATTAAAATTGATTCCACAAATGATAACATATCAATACTAGGTTCTGTCGCAAATAAACCATCAAGTCTAGCTTTTAACTTATAGATATCAACCAAAATTTTATCACCAATATTCCTTGACGCTCTATCTAATAATAACACATCTTCAAACAATGTTTTATTATTAAATTCATAACCCGCAATCCATTTATCATTTAAAGATTTAAAACATTCCCAATGTTCTAATTTACCAATTGTGTCGGTTAATTTAGAATTAGTCATTTTTTCAGGTGTTTCAGTCACTGACGGTAATGTCACTTGTAAACGTAACATTAAATTATTCATAGCTTTATCTTGAAACTTACTTAAACTATCAATGTATTCATCAACCAACACTTTAAAATTTTGCATATTAAAGTTTGACTGAAATGGTACATCTAATTTTAAACCTTTAGGTCTTATATATGTTGTCACAATAGGATTATCTTGTAACCCAAATGGGCCATAATAGTCTGTTATTGTATCATCAAATAAATCTTCTTCACTATATAAAAACATTAACCTTGAAGGTCCAGCATATAATAATTCTTTATTTGGGTCATACAATACTGGTGTTAATCTATTATTAGTTGTTGGTAATAATTCAATTGTATTACCATCGGTTAATACCGCATATGAATTTATATTTGGTTCATTTGACGGTATAATCGCACTATCAACATAATCTTGTAATTTCTGAGTTGCATATATTTTGATAATTGGTGAATACGTTATAATATTTTCCTCAGTAAACGCAACATTCATATCAACAAAGAAATCCGTAATATAAGAACCGTTGTCAGAATATTTTAGTTTATTAATTTCAGAAAACCCAATGTAAGTTTCTAATACTTTCCACTCATTAGGATAATTAGTTTTTGATGTTGACAATGTAACCCCACCATTATTAGTTGGTAAAGCATTTGGTGTTATTGATTGATATTTAGTCCATTCATATGGGTCAGTTATTTGATAGTTAGAAAAACTTAAAAATAATTTTCTTTCATAATTACCCGGATTACCATATTTAACATACATTGATGTTTCAATGAACTTAGTTAAACTTTCGTTTACATTACTTAATTGTTTTGTTTGTATTTCGTTAACAATTTCATTCGATGTCGTACCTGTTGGTTTAGGTATTTTCATCATATCAACCATTAATTTTTGGAAATTTAATCCATAATCAATAGTTGAATCAATATCATACATTGATTTACTAAAATTTAAAAATTTCTCTTCGAATAAATCCAAAATATCTTTTTCAAAAACAGAAAATAATTCACTAATATCAGCATATTTGGTACTATCACCTTTAATACCGAAATTTTCTTGTATCATTTTTTCATTTGATGTGTCGGGTTTCCCAACCTTCATTTCTTTAAGATATTCTTTTGGATTATTTTTGAAAACTTTACCGTTATCAAAATAACCATAGGTTGGTAATGCCCAAAAATTCCTTACAGTTCCGTTATATAGTGATGTATTACCCGTTAATTCAATACTCATTGTTGTACCGGTAAAACATTCATTATATGCTTGGTTCATAACACTCCCCATAGAAGGGAATGGGTATATGAATTGACTATCCGTGGTTTCAACATACACACTCCAAGGAATTACTTTTAAATCTCTATTTTCATCATTAACATCAAACCCTTTATTACCCCTAATTAATGTTTCGGGAACATACTTTAACGCAACTTTAAAATTATCAACACCACTTTGTATTCCTAAATTTGTATAACCTGAAAACACTTCAAACCCTTGATAGAACACATTCATATCATTTATTAATTTAGGATAGAATCCCGTATTAATAAGTGTTGACGTATCAGTACCAAATGTTGAGTTTTTTTGTAATATAATATCAATAACCCCACCATCAACCGTAATAGTATAATCTTTAGTTGTTGCACTTGTTACCGGGTCAAAGTTTGTTACGTAATCAAAATTTTTCCAAACATCATCTAATATATCAACACCATCATTAACGTATTTTTTATAACGATGCCATATAGAACCTAACTTAACAATAAGTGGGTATGGTAATTTATGAGTCGCACCAAATTTTTTAAGTGTTGCGAAAATATAATCTAATTCAGTATTAAGACCATCATCATATGTTTTATATTTTTCACGTAATGTTGAGATTGGTAAACTATTCAAAAATAAATAAGCCGCAGTAACAAACGGATTTTTATCAAAGTTTCTAAATTTAACAATACCTTCTTGAATAGCATTAACAAAATAAGGTGTGTTTAACATTGATATTGTTTGGTTACTTGACACACCACCACTATAATTAACATAATCTAAATTACCTTCAGTTATTAACTGTTTGTCAGGTGTTCTAACATCGTAGAACGACTTTAACTGAGTTAAATAATCTTCAGGTGCCGGAATAGTAAAATCTTTATATACAAAATTTGTTATAGGTATGATATTATTATTTAAACTAAAATTAGTTAATGTTTTTAATTTTTTATCAAACGATACTGTTTTTGTTGTATTATAAACCTCAATAGCGTTTTTAATATTTTTACCTTCAGGTAATTGATTTTTAATCCAAGAAATATCCATAAAAGGATAAACATCTAATAAGTCAAAATTATTAGTTTTAGAATCCCCTGTTAAAGTTTCAATAAACCCATCTTCATTATCTAAACTAACCGTAGGTCTAACTAATGGATTTTGAATAACTAACTCATCCAAAAATAAAAACTTATTACTACTGTTTAATTGTTTAATGTATGGGGTATTATAAATCCCTCTGATATAATTTTGCCAATTAACACCAACACCTTGATTTGAAATGTGTCTTAACACATTCACAAAGTTATTAGATGAAAAAGCATAGTCGGTTAATTTCTTAATTAAGAATGGATTATCATTTGATAAACTTTCTTTAATATTAATAACCTCACTTTGAGCAACAATACTCGCAACGATGTCAATTACTTCAGGTGTTGATGAAATTCTATTAAGTCGTGATGTTGTTGAAATAAACAATAGTCGTTCAAATATCTCATAAAAATATTTCACCTCTTCTTTATTTTGAAAGACTTGATTTGAAATGGGGAATTCAATCGGGTTTAATGTTATTCTTTTAACATCTAAAACCTCATTTGATTCCGCTTGTTTAAATTCACCACTTTGACCTCTTTCAGTAAATCCTTTAATAAATTCCTCAACAAATTCTACTTCAGGCCATATCTCATAATTATATCCTTTAGTTAATTGGATAATCTTACTTTCACCAGGATATTTGGGTTCAAATTTTTCGTGACCATCTTCACCCATAGTCGCCTGTAAGAATGTTGGCCAAGGATAAACAGGAACTTTCTCATTAACACCCGATGTTATAGCATCAGGATTGGCATTAGAAACTGAACTATTAAAAATAGCATTTTTTCTCACTTTATCATCCCTAACATCCCAAGCTTTCTTATGTGTTTCATCTAATAATCGAACAAACGCCTCACCACTCGCAAAAATAACCGCTAGTACATTTCTAATTGTAGGAACAAAACCAATACCATTACTGCCACTTTTTAACATATCGTATAACGCACTTGTTAAATCATCCTCAATTTCTTTTCTTTTCTTTTTAAGTTGATTTTCAATATCATCTAACTTATCAGTAAAACTAAGTTTTCCTTCATAATAAAAATACTCATTAACAGGAACACGTTCACCGTCTTTTAAAGTATATGTTGTAGTTAATTCATTTTTTAAAGTACCTTTATTAATTAATTCAGCCTTAAACTTCATTAATTCTTCATCAGTTGGTTGTACCTTAGCATTTTTAGTGACCAAATAAGTTTGTTCTAAATCAACATCTTCAGGCGTAAATTCAGCATTAAATTTAAAATCACTATCTTTAATATTAATTGCCGATTCTTTTGTTTTATTATTTACGGTGTATTTCCCATTAGAACCCAACGTCCTATTTTCGTTTAATTTTTTAACCGCGGCTTTTATGATTTTGTCAAGTTCTGTTTTAGCATTTTCCCTTTCACCTAAAGTTTTAATCTCAGGTTTAAAGGTGTATATTTTTTTAGGGTCATATTGTTTACCTTTACCAATTGGTAACTGATTTAACGCATTTTCCGCAGATACCGGTAGTAATGATTTTATATCCCCAAAATTACCTTCCTTTAATACTAAAAAGTTTTTAGTGTCCGTATATTTTTCAAACCACGAAACTGACTGTGTTAAATAAATTTCTTTACGTAAATTAATTAAAGTATTTTCGTATTCTGTAATATCATTTAACGGTGTTAAATTTTGTTTAGTAAAGTTATCCAAAATATTTTTAACAAAATTTTCAAGATTATAACGTAATTGAGATATTGTTATTTCAGGAAAATTTTCAGGTATTAAACCTTTAGTTTTATATTCAGCATACACTTCCTTTATTTTTTCATAACCCTTATAAGCGTTTTGATTGGTTACTTTAACTATATTACTTGATGTATTAATTTTAGGATTTACTGAAAATTTAGATTGGTACATATATGGTGTCGCCAATAAATAACCCATAGATACCTCAGCAATAATACTAAATTGATAAGTATGGAAAACCAAATCAACTATAAAGTTTCCACTTGAATAATCATATCGAGCATTGAATGACCTAAGCATTAATTTATACCTAACACCTTTACCATAAAACCCTTTTAATGTTAATTCGAACATTGGGTATGGCATATTAAAAAAGGCGGCGTACGGAGAACTATTACCCGCTTCAAACAATGCACGTCCTTTAACGTCCTCAAGACTAATATTAAATGTCGGCATAAAATCTAAACCTTGTCTAATGTCAATTTTGGTAATACCCAACAACCCATTGTCTGTCGCTTTATCCTCACCGTTGGAACGAACATTTTGTCTATAATAGACATCACTTGGGTCTTTAGGGTTAGTAACCTTAGTTTTATTCGGTTGATTCAATGCTTGACCTTGTAAACTCCCTTTACCTGTAATTTCATCAACATATCTATTATTAAGATATGTTTCACCACCCGGACTTAAAAAGTTTATTGACGCAATTGAGATTGTTTGAATTGCGTCATTGGCCGCAACCCCTAAGGCTAATTTAGTTCTTGGGAATACTTGACAAGTAAGATTAGCATACATAACTAAATCTTCTTGTTTAACGTACCTATCACTAACGACACCATTGTCGTCAATAACCCTATTTGGGTCAACAATTACTATGTTATTACTGTCAAAGTCTACTAATATATTTTCTGTTTTACCTACCATAATAAAAGAAATGATTTTCTAATTGATTGTTATAATCTTGTAATGAAGCTACTAAAGGAAATGGAATTGTCAAGATTGCACCATCATTTATATACCATTCTTGCCCCCCATATTTAGGATTAGCTTGTAAAATTAACCAACCAAAATATGGTGTTCCATAATATTGTTGTGAAATTTTATCTAATCGTGACTGACCTGTTCGATATATATATCTTTTATCAGAACTCTTACTCGGTAAATTAACGTAAGGAACAACGGTTTGGTCCCCATTAATTACAAAATTATTATATCTATTATAATACTTACCACCCATATTAATTAAGTTTTATTTTACCATCAAAAGTTTCAAAATCACCTACCTTAGATGGGTCTCCTTTATACAAATAAGTTAAATTCGTTTCTTTAGTCGCTTGTTCGGTTGGGTCAGGTTCAGTTGTAAAATTAACAATTCTTGGTTTACCTTTTTGATATAATACCTCATCTAAACCATTTATAAATTTATCATATTCACTTTTCTTTTTAAACTTTTCAAATGCTTTTAATTCATTTTTAAGTTCATCTTTATATGTGTCAACTAAGTCATCAACAATATTTTCAAATACTCTAGATAATTTTTTAGGTTTTTTCACATCTTTAATATTTGGCGTAATGATTTTATCAATAAAATCTTTTACTTTATTTTTATCTTCAAATATCCGACCCATTATTATATAGAATCGTTTATTTTCCACAGTTTCAAAATCTTCTTTAGTCACATATGTAAAATCATCATCAACTTTATCAGGGATTATCTTATAATCATAATCCGTACTTGTTAATAATGAATAGAAATCATTTAATTGTATTTTAAATATAGTATAATCAGCAACCAATTCATCAAATCCAGGACTACTAACTAAATTGTATATTTTTAAACTACCATTATCTAATATTTTACCATCCGTTTTTGAATTAACAAAACTCACTTTTCTAATTGTTTGGACAAAATCTTGTTGTGGTAACCCTATCTTATTATTTACTATTGTTCCAATATCAGTTGAGATAGTCCCTTTTAAACTTTTAACATATTTTGTTAAATTATTTTTAATAATATTCAAAGTAACATCACTACTTTGATTATCAAATCCTTCATCCCATAACCCCTCTAATATTGGGTTACTATTATTATTAATATCCTCAATAACCTTACTGAATAACTTATCAATATTTTCCTGATACACCGGTTTACCTAATATTGTAACAACATTACCTGTTTCAACACCACCTAAGTTTAATGTTCCTTTCATAAAATCTCTTTTACTACACACAACACTTAACATACCATAATTAGTTTTAGCTCTAATCTCATCCATTGAATTGTATGTGTTTGTAAAATACGTTTTACTATTATCGTATAACACATCCATAATCTTCATATAACTCATCTCACCCGTTTCACCACTTGTTGGTAATGGTGTTGTCGTTTTAATCTCCCCAATAGTTTGTCCCGCATCATTTGTTTGTTGTACACCAGCATCGTTATTAACACTCACAGGTGGTTGTTTAGCAACAATAGCATCAACCACCATTTTATCTAATGCTGATGTATCTTCAGTCCAAGTCGCCCTTTCATCATATATTTCAGTATTGGCGTAGTAGTTAAATGATAACGCATTTTGTAATTGGTCCACAGGTTCTTTTAATCCCATACCACCAATTATTTTAAAACTAAGAGTTACGTTAGCAATCATAGGTTGAAGGCCTATACCTTCAGGGTTCATATCTAACACCAATGGGTCATATGTAAACGCAACACTATCAGGAATAATTTTTGTATTGTAGAAGTCACCTATTCTAAGAACTAACACGGGTGGTGCACCAAATGATGTATTAACCGCATCCAAACTTTTTACTTTATTATCACTAATAACAGGAATTGTTTCACCAGGTCTAACACATTGATTTAAGAACGTTAAACGAGCATTTAACCCTTCAGGTGTCATCGAGTGAAACGTTGGGTTAAAGTATTTAATCTTCTCTTTAAATGAATCATATATCATCGGAGAACTTTCCTTAATTACTTGGAAATAATCACACTCAGTTAATAAGTTTCTTAATATTTTTTTAGAGATACCCTCTTTTATTTTCTTAACAATATTAACTTGTTGTTCTGGTTTTTTAACAGGTATAGTTTGAGTATTACCCGCAGTTGAAGTAACATCAACAGGTCTCGCAGTAGTTGTTGTAGTTGTCGTTTCGTTAGGTTTAACCGTTATTGATTTAATTTTAACCCTACGACAAGCCATTGCCGTTGTTGAGTTTATTTGAGCAATGTTTTTATTTTGAGTATTACTAGGAACACCAGCTTTACTTGGTACTTGATTATCCCGACAGTTAACATCAGTCCCTGTTCCCGAATCAGTTGTAGTTCCTGTAGTTTGATTAGAACCTGTTTCAACATTTGTTTTAGGGATAACAATTTCTTCACCATTACCCGTTTCATTAACTATCGTAATCAAGTTCTTATCAAAAAATTCACCTAAACTTTTTGTCCCAATAATTTTACTTTTTAAAAACTTTTTAACAGTATCAATACGTCTATCAGATAGTTTTTTATTATAACCAACCGACGCAACCGCAGACGCTGAACCTTCCATAGTAATACTTATAGTACCTAAACCTTTAGATAATATATCATAAGCATCAGTAATAAAATTATCTTTATCACCACCCGCAATTTTATTAAAATTACCTTTAACAACACTTTCAAAAAAACCACCAACATTTATGTTTACATCATCAGATTTAAACACACTCTCCGCATTTTTTTTATATTTTTCAATGTTTGTTGAACTGGTATATGTCTGATAAATTGATTCATATTCTTCAGATGTTGTTGTGTCAGGATTTTTACCCGGTATATCGTTTTCAAAATAGAAGGCAAAATCTAAATATTTATCTTCAAAATTTTTAATAGAACTATCAGGTTCTGTTTGTGTTTGTTGATTATTAGTACTAACATCGGCAGATGCTGTTCCTGAGTTATCTGACGGTTTTTTTGGTATTTCTTTATTTATTTGAGATACTGTTTCAACATCAGTTAATCTAGGATTACTTAAAATTTCTTGATATGTATACAAATCATTAACACTTAAAGTATTAAATTTAATTGCCAATTCATAGATATCATATTTAACACATCCAGCAAAAAATGAATCAATAATAGATTCAATTCGTTCTTTAGACGCACCTTTTAATTGTTTTTCAACAACTGTATTCATAACTGACGGGTGGTCAACAATTATTTTCCAACTTAACGAACCCGTTCTACTTGTACTTTTATAAGTATAAATTGGTTCAGGTCTACCTAAGAAAACCGCTTGACCCCAATCCGCCTGACTAGTATCGTTAAATTGTAAGTTATACGGTGGGAACCACATAACTCTACCCCCATTTGGTCCTCTTTCACAAACAGGTAAATCATCATAAGTTAACCCAGGTTTACTTGATGTTCTCCAAGCTAAGTTCTCAATCGAGAACATATATTTTTTAACGTGACCCCCTTTACCACTAGCATCATCAGGTATAATGTTTGTTGAATCAACACCTTTTAACGGTGCAATATTAAGGTTATATGTATTATCTAACACAGAATAGGTGAAACGTCTTCCTGATGTCGTTATACCATCTGTTTTTTGTAAATCAGCGTAAGTATAATATGGAGTATCTTTTGTAAATACACGACAATACTCCATACCTTGTTGAGAACCATCAGTATTATCTTTGTATGATAACACCATAGAACCTTTTGTCATTTCTTTGTAACCATCATTAAAAACTTTACTCACTTGATTCATTGCGTTACCAACGTGTTTTAATCTATTAATTCCTGACACGTTATCCGCAGAATCAATTAATCTTTGAGTATTATCTAATATCGAATTCTCTTTAAAGTCAATCGCTGATGATTCGGCTTTTTGAAAGTTACTTGATATCTCATTGAATTGTTCGTCTTTTGAACCTGAACCTCCACCCGGTGTCGCTTTGAATCCGGCATTTGATTTGTATTTTGGGGAAACCCAAACTAAACCACCATCAATACCACCACCATCAGTTAATGATTTACCCGCCAATCCAAAATTTAAATCATTTTGGTTACCTTCAAACAATATACCTAACTCTGACGGTCCATAAACAGGACTTTCAACTTGTTCACCATATGGATTAACAGGTATTGCTTCAGAGGGTGATGTTATAGTACTTGGTTCTGAATTAACACTACCAACATAATAACCACCTGATAATGTGCCATTATCATTAATTAAACTCGCAGCTAAATTAACTATTGCTTGTGCAACACCTAATATACCACCAAAGTCTTTTTTATAACCCGGTTGATATCTATTTAAATCAATATTGTTAAACAATACAGACCTTTGACCGTTACCTGTGTTCGCTAAAAATATTTGTGAAGGATTTCTCTTCACATTTAATATTGGACCTAAAAACCCTCCCGTTAATTGATTTACAACATTTAACGCATTTGAGGTTTGTTGAGTTTCAATACCACCTTTAGTGTTTTCATCGAAATAATCACCAGGTATAAATGAAACAGGCCAATAAGCACCTGATAATCTTGTTGCAAAATCAAACGCTGCGGTCACAGGTGACTCAGGAACTGTAATTCTCCAATTACGGTAAATTAAAGGTTCCTTACCTGAAGCTAATAAACTCGCTTCAAATGGGTCAGATAATGATTGTAAATTAACCGCACCAACAGTATTTTGATAAATTTCAAAATTAACTCTTTCTTGAAATAAGAAGTTTAATTGTTTCGCCCCAATTTTTGCTAAGTAAGAGTCGTTAGATAACTTACCGTCACTACCCGTTGGGTCAGTTGATATTAATATTTCATATGGTGAATATAATGATGCTATGTAGGTCGCAGGTGTTACCGTGTTATCTAAAACATACGGTAAAAATAATTTATTATTATTTTGGATATCCCCAACACTAACAACATATTGATAATTCCCTGTAAGTGGAATAAATTTGTTTTGTATTAATGGGGATGTTGGTAAAATATTTAAATATAAACCACCACTAGTTAATACGGGACTTTGAAGTGGTGCGTAAGGTCCTTGATTTGGATTAACAGGTAACAATGGACCATTAAAACTAATAGACTTATCAAAACCTCCATCAGGTCCAAATTGATTTAATGGATATAAATTATCAGCGAATGGGTCATTTGCAATTAAACCATTAGGAGAATCAACCACAGGTGATTGATTCAAAATAATTTCATAATTTAGTGGACCTGCAGGTGGTGTATACACACCTGTCACACTGTATGTGGCTAAATTTTTAGCCATTAACGCATCTCTAAATGATGAAGATGAAGCAAATGATAGTGTACTATTCGGCATTACTTATTTCTTTTATATTATAAATAGAATGTTTTTTATTTTCTTCCCATATATCCTTTAGCCCCGTCATTAGTTTTAGCCGCGTGTATCGTATTTATAACCGCTTCACGAATTTTAGGGTCTTTTAACATAATCTCTAATTGTTTAACATCCACACCTGGAGGTGCATTAACATCTAATTTAAGAGTCATTTCACCACTAAAGTTATTAGTCTTACTTTCAACATTTAATATTTTCTCTAATTGTTGTTCACTAATACCTGAACCAACAGAAATATCTTTTAAAATATTAGTTGAGGTCGCAGGATTTATTTTAGCTAATGTTGGTTCGGAAATTTGTTTTAAGGTTTCAGTTTTTTTATTATCAACTAAATCTAAATCAACTTTTTCTACTTTACCCGCGTATTCAACAAATTTATCTAAAATGGTAACAACTGCCTTAGCATACTCATTTTTACCACCCATAATTTTATCAGTCTCTTCACTACCATATTTTTTAACATCATCATAAACTTTATTAAGACCTTCCGCTGTTTTTTTAGCTGCATCATTAAATGCGTTCGCAACATCTGTCATAGAACCTTTACCTGTTGCTAAATTCGCCAAAGCGGTACTTATACCACCAATGTTCTCATCAAAACCTTTTCTAATATCCGAAATATTTAACGCCTTATCAAAACTATTCGCAACACCCTTTACTAATTGATTTTGAGCATCTAAAAATTTCTCAGTAGTATTACTTGACGCTATAGCTTTACCTGTTTTACCTCTTAATGCGTTTAATGCGTTTGTTTGTTCCTCAGCGTAAGTATTAGCCTCTCTTAATAAGTCTTCGGTAGTTTTTGGAGTATTGGCCTCCATTATTTCTTTTAATTTCTCCTTATCGTTACCCGCCTCTTTAAGAACTTTATTTATATCTTCTAAATCCCCACTCTTAGTTCGAATCTTTATTTCACCATCTTTCATTTGTGAAACATTCGTTAACAATTGTTTTTGTTCTTCAGATATATTCATATCACTTGGGAATTGAATCTTCTGCATTTTAATCTCAGCTTCTTTCGCGGCTTTAGACATTTTAGCCAACTCCCCTGTTGAAATACCCATTTCCTGAGCCAATTGTTTCATTTTTCGAATACTACCCGGAGCGATTCTTACATTACCTTTCTCATCTAACTCAGTCAAAGATTTACCCATTTCACCAAGTGACTTAGCAAATTGGTCCGGGTCATTCATTGACATATTCATCAACTTCATTGGGTCTAACAATTCACTTTGGGTTACACCTAATCTTTGGAATGCGGACGCCATTTTAATAGCACCTTCAGGGTCAAATGCCTTGTCGACAACACCCATAATTGTACCCATATCAACACGTAAAGTCGCTGTGGTCGCCGCCATTTTAGCTAAACCTTCAACACCCCCTTGGAAATTATGCTCATCAAGTTTATCCATATTTGATAAAACTTGTTCGGTAACTTTTTGTAAGCTCACACCCATCTCACGAGCAGTGTTAAATACACCATTCATTTCTTCACCAATGTTATAAACACTATAACCCGCGTCAACAAACGCTTTAGTTAATGAACTTGTACTCTGACCCGCAACTTTAGCAGCTGCGAATAAATCATCTTGGTAATCACTCGCTAATAATATGTTTCTACCTGTAGCGTCAATAAGACCTTTGTGCATTTCTTCAATGTCTTCAGCCTTACCACCTAATTTAGCAACCTCAGAATACGCCTCAGTCATCGCTCGTTTAATCGCGATTGCCGATTCACGACCGACACCCATTTGTTGAGCTATTCTTGAGTAAGATTCTTCAGCCGCAGTAACTTCTTTCATAATACCAGCAATTGTAGTATTACTATCTAAAATTTCTTTTACGCTTTTGGTGGCTCCCGCCATACCTTCACTAATACCACCTACTGATTCTTCATCATCTCCCATAATTAATATGTTTTATAAATAAATACACCAAAGACGTAATTTAAGTCTTTGGTGTATTATCTTCAATTATTCTATCTATGATATATTTTCGTATGTAAGTAGGAATTTTCAGGAATTCAGAATATTGTGTCCTTAATATTTTTGACATTAAATAATATTCTTCTATTAAATGTTTTCCATAATCAGAAGAAAGGGCGAAAAAAGTCCACCCCAAAGGATACATTAAATGTAACCAATTCTCCTGACGGGGCGTATACTTGTCTTTTTAAATCCAATTGAGGAACATTTTCTCTTAATATTTTTCTAATATGTTTTGAATCCATAATAGGTAATGTTGTAACAAATTGAGATATGTTTCCAAGGTCAGAGTTTCCTTCAATAGAAACAATCTCTTTCATTAAACGATGTGTAATAATTGGTGCGGTAACCCCTTTTGGATATTTTTCAGAAAGTTTATCCAACTCAACCGATTCATAAAAAGTTATCGGTCTTAATTTAACCTCAACATTTGATTTTGGTAAGACAGTACTAAATGTTCCATTTTCATCTGGTTTTAATTCACATTCTTTTAAAGACAAAGTATCAATAATCTCAGTATGTTCAAACAATTTATTTGTTTTAGGGTCAACCAAATTAAGTTTATATTCAGGTCCGAAAGATGAATTTCGTAAAAATATTAAAACAGATTCAACGTCACTTTCAATAAGTTCTTCAGGTCTTAAATCGTGTTCATATATTTTATTTCTTAATAATGAAATAACAATATTTTCTTTATTATCATTACTCATTAAATAATTCTCATCAGTTGCGGTTAAATAACCAACTTTTAGTGATGATTTTTTTGACTTATAAAAAATACCTTGAGTTGGTAATTTAATAACGTCGTGCGGTAAACTTAAATTTTCGGTGGCCGCTCTTAAAGTATTTTCATCCATTTCCATATTATGTCTTTTTTTTTAAAATATAATTTACTATTTTTTTATATAAAGTATATAACAAAAAAATCCACGCAAACCAAGTTACGTGGATTGAAATTATATTTGAATAATTTAATTAGTATACTAAAATACAACGGTCAGGTCTCAATGTCGCATTAATCTCAGCGATACCATCAGTACTATAACCTAACGAACCAAAGTCAACACTTGATAACCAAGCACCTTCTAAAATCCATTTTTCAACAACAACCCCTGTTGGGTCCAAAAGTTCTAAGTCGATATTTTTCTTATAACCCGCAGCATAACCCATACGTCCTGTTACTGATTCCGCACATAAACGAACCCATTCCATTAACGCTTGTGATGCCGAAGGTCCGATTGGGTCTCTAAATTTAACACTTATCTCACCCCAGTTAAAACGACCCGCAACCCAAGTTGAAGTATTTAAGAATTGAATCTCAGTCGCCCCAACTGTTAATTTAGGTCTAGCCGTACTTTCCACAAACCATTCGTTAATCCCTAATGTTGAAGGGAAACGTAAAATAAACCTGTTTTGTCTTTTAGGTTCATATGGTATCGGCATTTTCATTAATAAATCAGCCATCTTATTTTATTTTTAATTTTTATGTTTATTTTTGTATATAAATAGTCTTTGAAAAATTTTTCTATTGACTTTTATTTTTTTTATTTTTATAATTCTAGTAATCTAGTTATAAATATTCTAGTTAATTATTTTTAATCTATTAAT